TACACATAACTTATCACTCTTGTCATCATTATAGATTGCTGCAAATGCTGCTGTAAAAGTAGCACTAGCCCAAGTACTATCTGCAAAGTCAACTGAAGCAACTGCAGTTGAACTTGCCACTGCTTGAGAACCTAAAGCTTTTCTCTCATAGTTTGAACTACCAGAAGAACTAACTTCATTAGTTGTAAGTACAACTGTACTAGACGTTGAGTAAGGATTAGATGTGTACAAAGCTATTTTGAAAGCATCTCCTCCATTTGCAAAGTTATGTGTTCCCGAAAAGAGCTCTCCTCTAAATGAGAACGGTATTATATTTGCCATATTGTTTTCTCCTTAAATTTACGGTGACGGTGATTTTAAAGGAGTACGAATAACACCATCTTGATATTCGTCTCGGCGTCTACGACCTTGTTGTTCGATCGCATACGATTGCATTGCTTTTTGATAAGCTTGTGCGTAGTATTGTAACATATCTACGGGACCTTTCAAGTACCCATATGCTTCTACTAGACAAGCATATAAAAGTAAATCTTGATATTTATTACTTACATAAGTTCCATTAGTAGCTGCTGGAGCTGCTGTTGGTTGTGTTGTATTTGTTATACTTATGGGTTGTTTAACATAAGCTAAAGTTATTGAAAACTGAGCATTTGGTGTAGGTGCTACTACCCAAAATTCAGCGTCCCAATTACCATAATATTTTGGAATTCCAGAAGCTGTATTTGGAGTATTATAATACTCGGCCATAAAACTTGTATCTTTTTTTTCTAAAAAAGTTTGATCACCTGCTGAATCTGTTAATTGTGCATATCTAATAAATCTTAAATCAGTTGGAATAGTTACATATCTATTTCCATTTACTAAAGCAGATGTTGCATAGAATCTATTGTCATCACTATCTGCTTCTCTATAAATTTTGTTTTCAGCATTTTTAATTATTGTATTTAATACACCTGATGTAAATACACCATCATCGACTTCAGTATAGCTTCTAATATCATCTTGTAAGTTTGCTAAAGTATAAGCCATTACTCAGAATCTCCTTTATATTTTTTACGTATTTTTTCTGCTTTGTCTGATCTTAATTCATACATTTCAAGATGTGGATCTTGTTTTTCAGGTTTAAATATATTTTTAATCCAATTCCAAATTTTATTTATCATGCGCTTATTGTTATAGGCCCAACGGAACAACCGTAGCCTCCTCCTTTAACATTTCCTGTTGTAGCAGTATCTGAATTAACTGTAAAGAAGAAGAAATTAGATAAAGCATAGTCTGTTGTAACTCTCGAACCATTGTCATAAAGTCCTGTTGTAATAGCGTAACCTGATCCTTGTCCTATTTGTGCACCAGTTATTCCATCAAAATTAGGAATAGTTGCATAAGCAAAAACAGGATTAGTTGTTGTTCCTGTTCCAGGTGAAATTGTTGGAGGTCCTCTAAATAAATATGTCGTACCATTTGTTAAACCGTGTCCAGGTACACTTACATTTATAATTCCTGATCCTGCTTGGTATGTTTCAAAACCATCTTGAGGTATTAGTACAGTTGTAATAGGTTCTGTTCTATCAGGTCTTACATTTAATAACGCAACACCATCACCACCAATTGGTTTTGGTTCAAGTTGTGGTTGCTTTGGTTCATACTCAGTGTAATGAACAAATGAACCATTCCATTCTCTAACCATTTCTCTATATGGAAATTCCATACCTGATCTATCAGAAATTGCTTTTGAATGTTTTCCTGTTGCGTACTTAGACATTAGTTACCCATAGGTTTATCTACATTGCCACTTGCTTTTACCGTTAAAGAAATTATATCGCTTACATCCATAGCACCTAATAAAGATTCAAAATCTCCTATAGGTAAAGGTTCAACTCCTATTTCTCTAACTGCTCTAACATAATCTTTGTATTGTTCCATATTAAGTTCCTGGGTAATAAGCTTTTGGTGTAATAAATGTACTTGAAGCTGAACCATCTTCAGCTAATGCTCTTTGAAATTCATCTTCGTAAATTAATTTTAAATTTTGAGTTAGTTGTGGTTGGTATTTCATAGATAAATAATAAGCTAATCCTGAAACCATACACGGTACAAATCTAAAAGGCATATCAGTTGCATTAGTATAAGCTCCAACATCTTGAATTCTTTTTATATAATAAAAATGCATATCTTTTGATGCATTAGTTGAATCAGGTGTAGGATAAACACTAATACTAACATAATCAATAAATCTTTGAACCCAATATTGATTAGGTGTACCTTGAGAAAGTTTATTTGAAAAAGCACCATAAGTTGATCTATCAACTTTAGTCATAGGACTATCAGATTGATCTGTTGCTGTTCTATTACTTCTTAATTGTGCTTCAAGGACATCGGATATTCCATAAATACCATTTGGATTAGAAGTAGCACTTGTACCATCTCCAGATGATCTAAAAAATTTATACTCTGCTTGTCCTTGTATTAAATCAAGATCAAGTTCTCCTATTTCCCAATAGTGAATACCTCTGTTGCCCCATTCCTGAAGCATTATATTTAATGATCTTCTTGAGGTTTTTAATTGATAACCTGTAACGTCTTGTTGTCCTAATCTTTCAAAAGCTTCTTCTATAATTTCATCAATAGAAAAAGTTTTATCAAAAGTAGTTGTGCCCGAGGTTGTGTTAGCCATTTAGCCTCCTAGCCAGTATATCCAAGTGTAATAGATCCTGTTCCAGTTACATCTGCATAGATAGTATTTTCAAATCTAATACCATTTCCTGGTACATAGATATCTAATCCTTCACTTCCAAAAGTAGCTTCAAATACAATTGATCCAGATGCACTTGCTGCATCATAAAGTTTTATATTTGTAATACCAGTACCTTGAATGTATGTAACTCTAGCAGGACCAATATTAGTAGATCCTCCTGAAGCAGTTTTAACCTGTCCATCAGCTGTAAGTGTTGTAAATTTCTGATCTGAACTCATATTTGTTTCTCCTTAAAATTAATTTTATGTGGGGCCGTAGCCCCACACTAATTATTTATTAACTTAAATTATTATTTTGTGAATACAAAAAAGTAATTCTAGTAGATCCTGCAGTTGTTGCAGCAGATGCAGTTACAGTTATTCTAATATCTGTAGTTCCTACATCAGACCAAGCTAATGCTCCACCAGCTTCAGTTGTTGGGTATTTTCTACCAACACCTGTTCCAAGTGCATATGTATTAATGATTGTCGCTGCTCCACCGGCTACATCACCAATACTTAAATTAGTTGCGCCAGAAGCTGCTACGACTGAATCTATTACCACATCAATAATCTGTGAGTTTGCTGGAATAACAATATTTGTTACGTCTGCAGCAAGTGCTCCACCAGATAAATCGATAAGGTGTGTTTGAGTCATTACAACTTGTCCAACATTTGCGATGTTAGTACCAATAGTTGTACCTGTAGTGTTTCTTATGTTTCCAGCCGTAATAGGTCCAGAAAAGTTAGTTATAGCCATGATTATTCTCCTAGTTAAATTCTACATAGTCTCTAGGCCGTCGACTATACTGCGTCTATGCAGAATATTAATTTATGTATAGTGTCAAAATTATATACTAGTTTTTAGTAGAGTGCAAGAGAGCCTGTAGTGTGGAGTGGATTTATTCCAACGATGTAGCTTTTGATTAAGTAGCTACTGAAACTTCTGGAGCAGAACCTTCAATTGTGTTCTGTCTATGGGCAATTGCTGCTTCTTCCAGCTTAATGTCAGTGATGATTTTTTTTACTTTGTCATCAATTCTGACCATTTCAAGAGTGTATCTATTATTAGATAGATGCTCCTGTTCCCACTTCAACTCCAAGGACCTTTTTGCTTTGTATAGGTCTTGTATCATCTATAACCTCCTCATAGGTTATTCTATTTACCTTGTCATTGTAACTATTTCCAAGGTTTTCCCAAACTATACTATTTTCTCCAAGTTTGTCAAGGATAGATTGTTCAAGGTCAGTTGGGGAATCTTCTGATTCTACTTTAAATTTAGCGTGATGATTATACGCCCAAATGTTTACTATAAATTTTGTCATGGTTTTGTCTTTCTATTTGTCAATTGTGGCGAGACTATGTCCCGCCACAAAAATTATTGATTACGCTCCTGGCGAACCAAAAATACCTCTAGGGTCAGAAACTCCGAAAGAGTATCTTTCTCTAGCTTTGTATCTTACGTTACCAGTGTCAAAGTCGCCTTCCATTGCAGTTGTCAATGGTGCTCTGTTGAACATTTTCATACCGTTAGGCACGTCTGTTAAGATATAGAAAGCATCTGTATCTGTTAGGTAATTGTTCACTCTATAACCTTGAGGAACCATACCCATAGATACGATTGCATTGATATCGTTATCAGCTGTTCCAGTTCTACCTTGAGACTTCATAAGTCTTTCAGCTGTAAATTGTAGCTCAGAAGGAATGATCATTTTCAGTCCTCTTGCTGCAATTCTTAAACCTCTTTCATCAGTCATTTTACCAATGTCAATCATTGATTGTTCTAATGAAGTTTCGTTTAAGTCAGAAGAAGTCGCTAATTCATTAGCGAACGTTCCTGCTACAGTCGGGTGGTTAGTTGCCATTAAAGCAACACCGTCACCAGATTGAAAAGTTGTGAAACCATTAATTAATGGGTCAACAGCTTTTACTTGCTTAGCATTACTCATAGATCTTGCTAAAGCTTTTGTATATCTAGACGCAAGTCTATCATACAAGTTGTCCTCAATCGCTTCTTCAGTGATTGCGAACGCTAAAGCTACAGTCTCGTGAGTGTATCTAGCAGTGA